ATCAGTCTGTCCTGCTGCTTGGATAGTAGGTTGAGTGACACATCTAGCACATTCCCGCACAATCAACTCGGCGAACTTCTCAACATCTTCTTGTTCGGCATGGCCATTAATGAAGTAGTGTCTGGGCGTCTCGTGGTCTATATAGTTCAACAACCCCGCATCTAGCGCGAGTCTTATAAAGATATCGTTCATCACTTACTCTCCCATTTCATACTCAACCAATCGGTGTCCTCTGGCATGATCTCAACCTGATTCGAATACTTCTCTTTCAGTTGATTATATATGCCAGCCATCGGTATCTTCAATCGATAGAGCTCTCTGCGACACCAGTACTCAGAACCTGTATGCCCATGGAACACAAGATACTCTTCATCTCGCCAGTCACGCTTAATATCAACTCGAGTGACTCCGCTGTTCATGCGCCATGAATCGCCGTCTAGATACCCACCCGACCACCCAGCGAGGACCTTGTAGCCCTCTGGCAACTTCAGTACGACCCAGCAGTCAGGTTTGTAGTAGCTCATCACTTACTCTCCATTACCCTACGAGCTCTCTCGATACAATAATCTCGAGCAAACACCTTGCCACCAGACCCGCCCTGATCGATCTGCGATAGGATCTCTCGGATGACTGACTCTAGCTCCTTGATCCTGTCGCCATAGACTACGTCGTGCATAGCTATGACGGCACGCAGCTCGTGTATGTCCTCTCTTGCACCCATCACGCCACTTTCCATGTGTATTCATCCTGCGTCATGACAGTCTCTTTGCCGTCGTACTCGTCGATGCGGTACAGAGTCCCCTCTGGGATCTCGCGTATCTGCAAGTAAGAGAACACATCGCCTGCATCCTCACCCAGCTCTTCGACTACCTGCACCAAGATGGGGTCTGCACGATCATCCTCTATATCGAAGCGAGTAAAGGCGTCGTGCACTGGCAGTCCCTTGAGCTCCCAGTAGCGAGCGACTGCCTTGTCAGACAGCCCAAAGCCGCCGTAGCAGCCGTTGTATACGATCTTAGCCATTAGTTATCCCTCACTAGTCTGTACATAAAGAACAATAGAGCGCTGACTCCCAGCACAAAGCAGACGGCATGTATGGCGACGAGTAGGTTGGGTCCGATCTCTAGCATCACTTCCCTCCAAACAAGTTCTTGCCCTCGATGCAGATCTCATCATCAACATACACACCACCGAGGATAGAGCACGCTTCTTTAAGAGCTGCTGAGTGCTGGTAGCTGTCGTATGTGATCACAGCCAATAAGAAGAAGGGGCCGGCCATGATGGCCGGCATGATGATGTAGTCGATGATGAACTTCTTCATCTCAGGCCCCCGCAAATTCGAGGGCCGTCTGGAGCGCCTGCACCTTGCGGTTGCGATTGCCGCCGAACCAAGCTGACTGAAGCCGAGTGTCTGCACTGTGGCCGAGAATGTGGTCAGTGGTATATGTGACCGCATTGAATGCTTGCCACCACGTACCCTTGCCGAACTCTGCACCCGGCTGAGTCTCGAGGACCTCGAACGCCTGAGTCGCAGGGCGCGAGAGGATATCGTTGTCCTTCTTCGTCATCGCTGGGAAGATGGTGCGCAGGTAGTCTACGACGGTGTCGGCAGTGAAGTTCTTGCTCGAGAGGAACTCAGCGGCCTCTTGGTAGGTGCCGAGAGACTTACGAGCGATGCCGAGAGTGCGCTTGACCATCTCAGGGTTGAACTCACGACGGTGGTTGAGTCGCACCATCATGTCGAACTGGCCAGCCAGCGAGAGAGTCAGCGTGTTGTTGCAGACCACTCGGATGGCGGTGAAGCGGATGTCGATGCACTTGCCGTACTGGTGCGGGTTGGAGAAGAGGAGGTAGGGCTCTACGCGGTCCTCGCCTAGGATGGTAAAGGAGTCCTTCACCTTCGCGAGTGCCCAGATGTTGGTGCCGCCCTTGAGTGAGCCGGCAGTGTGCATCTCCATGTCGCCTTCCATGACGAACTCGTTGAAGAACTCAAATGCCTCGTGGTTCTGCACTGGGTTCCAGTCTTCAGAGACCATCGTGAGGATCTTGTTGTCGGACGAGCGGACGAGAGCCTGAGAGGGAGTAGGTACTTTCTCGCCGGCTACCTCGACGAATGTCTGGTACTTGTCGACCGTCCAGTCGAGTCCAGCCTTCTCAAGCATCTGGGCCGGTGTGAGGTCGTTGTGGACGGGAACTCCGAGGCCGTGCCAAGGGGTCTCGCCTGCGTATGCCATAGTCTCAACTTCGTGTGCCATTGTGTATCTCCGTTTGGTTTAGCTTGTATTCTGATATTAGTACTTTTTTCAAAAAATGTCAACCGTTGTTTTCAACTGGCTGAGAAAAAAGTACAGTCTCGTGGATCTGAAAGTCGCTCTTGCCGTACTCGACATTGTGTCGGCCGTACTCGTGAGCGCCGGCCCACGAGTCAAACACCATCGGCTTTCCGATCATGCGACCAGTCGTACCATCGTGGTTGACTTTATGAAACGTGAGGACGAAGTAGCTCATGCTGCCACCAGCATGTTGAGTGGAACGTTGTAGAGCGCAGTCGCTGGAACTCGCTGCATCTTGGCGTTGTAGGCCGTGCCAGCCACTGGACACTCGACCACGGCTTTCTTGATCTTGATCGACTTGATCACGCCGGTGTAGTCCACTCCGCGGCTGGAGAAATTGACCTTCGTACCTGCCGTGAGTGCGCGGCGGTTCATGCGAGCCAGACGATCCCGACCGATCAGGAGAGCCTGATAGATTTGGTCGATGTCGGCTTGGGTGGCTGAGTTGCAGATGAACTCTACAGAGGACTTGAGCTTGGCATTCATGGTAGACTCCTTTGGTTTAGCTTATATTCTTATATTAGTATTTTTTTGATAAAATGTCAACAAAAAAATGGCATTTTTATGAAAAAAATGCCATTGAAAAGATTGAGTTTTTTATAGGAAGACGTTTTGGTGTGGATAGCCAATTTCGTCAAGTGCGGCGAGTGCCGATTTTTGGTTAGGGAATTCGAGGGTTACAGTTTGGTTGGGTAGGTCGATGTTGAGGTTGTGAGATGATACGAGTTTGGCAGAATAGGCGTTTAAGAAGTCGAGGAAGTCGAAGAGGTCGGTGGTGGTGGGGAGGTCGATTTTGATGAATGTCATTTTGTATCTCCATTGGTTATATTATTAATATAAGCTTTTTTGATAAAAAAGTACACAAAAAAACAGCACTTTTAACAAAAAAAGTGCCGTTGAAAAGATTGAGTTTTTTCTGTCACAATCGGGGTAGGGAGCCTCCCCTGTGAAGCTCCGTGGTATTGCAGTGGATTCCACCATCAAAAAAGAATCTGTGTCTCAGGGGTGATATGTGTGGCACTATGCCATGCTTCTCAAAGGCATCAAAAGCCTGCTTGTTATAAGAAGAAACTATGACGTTCTTCTCATCTATTGTCAAAATATTGACATCAAATATGTTTTCTCTGATATGCTTAGACCAGTCATTCATCCACTTCTCTACGTACTCTACGAGCTCGTCATCGTCCTGAGCTCTAGGCATGTACCACTTTCCATGGTTCTTCTTCTTTGAAGCAAGAAAATCATTCATTGAATTTAGTCTGCTGTTCTTGAAGTAGATGACTTCCCATCCGGGGAACGTCTTACTATAAGTGTCTGGGCTATAGACTGAGAATATAAGACCCGGCTTTACTGGATTAAAGCAGCCATCTGTATGACCACCACTCGTTACAGGAATGACGCTGTAGTCTCTAAGCCAGTTCTCCCACACGTAGTCTACAGCGTCTATCATCTCAAAGTCGGTAAGCTTCTTGCTCGATCCAAAGAGTATATCTTTGCCAGTTCTCCATATACCGTTTAGCCTAATTAGGCTTAAAACATCATCGCTCTCACCTCGAATTATCTTATTTCCGTTTGACTCAACATAGTCAAATACATTATCAAAGCACGAACTTAAGTTTTCTTTTTTGATGTCTTCAAGACTTAGCTTTATAGCACACTGTCTATTCTGCTTTATAACAATCTGATCGGGTGGAAATGAAAAGAACTTATCTCCTATCATTATTATCTGGTCTCTAGGTACAGCGGAGACTGCAGGTGGTATGCTTATACCCTTTGATATATACTTTTCTGTATCTACTAGCGGCACCCTAGGGCGCAATACGTCTATGTTAAACGTCTTTAAGATGGAGATTAGTTTCTGCTTGTCTTCTTCCACCTCTATCGCAATCTGCTCAAACAGATTGCGAAGCCTACGGTTCTTCATAAAGCTAAAGAACTCAGGTGGGTAGCTTCTTCCTACCACGCATACCTTGAGTGGGTCCCACTCTTGATTCACTGTTAACATGTCTAAGCGGTGTACCTCTTCATTGATCCGTCTGGTCTGACGTGATACGCATGGAACTGAGTGTGTGGGTATTCTCTCTTGAGTCCTAAGAAAGCATGCAAGTTCTCGTGGCTGTCATCATACATCCTAACGTGAGTGTAGGGATGATTTGCGAGGTGCTGTCTAATGAATGTAAGCTTCTTGTTAGCCGGCTTCTCGTTACCCGGAATGTTTCCAGCTCGATGCACATGGATGTCGTGCATGTTATGAATGCCATGCGCAGTGAGAGTATTTAAGAACCTGTGCTTGTCATCGAAGTCTGCTCGAGCCGTGTTGATGATGACCCTGTTCTTTGGGTTCTTCTTCCTAGTCGCAGAAGTAGCATTGATCGTGTTGATCATGCGATGGATCGGCTTTGACTTACTGAACACGCGAGAGCTCTTGAACTCATGATAGTCGTAGTGGTGTCCGTGAGGAAGCCTATGACTGTTGTACTCAGACGTAGTCAGCTTCTGGACAGTATGCCCGTGTGGGTCCTTTACGTGCACCTTCGCGTTCGAGTGGACTAGCGTATCGTCCACGTCGAACACGTGCAGTGTAGATGACTCTGATATGAACTCTGAGAAGGGCTTCAGTTGCATATTCTTTGATACTGTTCTACCCAAGCGTATCCATTCCACTGACGACCCATGAATACTATCTGACACTGGCGATCGTAGATCGAAGGCTCTTGAATGTAGGTACGCTGCTGGTTAGCCATGATGCCGCCGAGGATCATGCCGCCGATGAGTCCGCCGAAGAGTGCTGCTCCAGCGTCACCGCCACGGTTGTAGTAGTTGCGCTGCTCGAAGCGACGCTGTTCCCATCCATGGGCTGAGGCTACCGATGTCATCGCCATCGTTGCTGCTAGCGCTATTGCGATCTTTCTCATATCAATCTCCATTGCTTATATTATTAATATAGTCTTTTTTTGAAAAAATGTCAACAGAAAAATAAGCCATTGAAAAGATTAAGCTTTTCCCCACATCACGACCTCGAACCGACCGTCCAGATGCTCGACCACAGCCGAGCAAGTCTCGACCCAGTCGCCGCAGTTAATGTAAGTAGTCCCCGAGATATCTCTAAGGTTAGGATGGTGGATATGACCACAAACAATGCCTTGTACGCCCTTAGATACTGCATAATTACTGAGATTCTCTTCATACTGACCTATAAAGTTCACTGCTTTCTTTACCTTGTACTTGGCCCACGCTGATAGCGACCAGTGAGGTAGATTGAGCAGGTTCCTGATCTTGACTACGGCTACATTGATATAGATGAGAAAGTCATATGCCCAACTACCGAGATGTGCTAGCCACTTCATCTTGTTAATCACGACGTCAAACTGGTCGCCGTGCATTACTATGTACTTCTTGCCGTCCGGACCTAAGTGCACTATAGTATCGGTAAGTGAGATGTTGCCGAACTCGTGGTCGCCAAACGACCTCAAGAACTCATCGTGGTTACCCGGAAGGTAGACTACTCGAGTACCCTTGCGAGCCCTTCTCAGGATCTTCTGTATGACGTCGTTGTGGTCCTGCGGCCAGTAGAAGCCAGAGTTGAGCGCCCAGCCGTCGACTATATCGCCGACTAGGTATAGGTTATCACACTCGAATGTCTTGAAGAATTCTAAGAGAAAGTCGGCACGGCTCATTTTGGTACCGAGGTGCACGTCGGAGATGAATACGGAGCGGTACCTCAGTACCTGTTGCCGATCGTGTACTTCGTCACTAGGTTCCACTGAGACTTCTCTTTATAAGGAATGATCTTGACTTGATTGATAGGTGCTATTGGATCTTTGACCTGATCCTTGTCGACAATCTCTACGAGGTTCCACTCGTCCAGCAGCAGCACTATCCTGTTTCTTCTAGCAACGTCGCTCTCAGAGAAGTCCGCCTGCTTTCCATCGAGCATAAAAAGCTCTTTGAAGTGCACGATGTAGTACCTACCCTGCTTGTGCAGGATGTGGCAAGATTGATACAGCGTATTGTCTTTTTTGGAAGCTAGCCCTATGCGAGACAGTGTCTCTTTAACTTTTAGAAAATCTTCAGAGCTTCTAAGACGAACTTCCACCAGTTGACTTAGATTGAACATCAGTACCGCCTTTTATTATTCTTGTTCTTATAAGGTCGATCTGCTCTTTAGTAAGGATCTTAGATAACTCCAGCGCTCTCGCATAATTTATCTTGTAGTATTCCTGTACACATTGAACGTCGGGATCCTCAACGTGCTTAGCCCACTTTGAGAACCTCTTTCCTTTTCTGACTATATTTATAAAATAGTCGTTTTGCAGTCGATTTTCGAGCAAATGGTTAACGTTCATCTCGTTTGCGTGGTATATCGTCTCAGGAAAGTAGGAGAGAGCCTTGTTTGTAAGGAACGGGTTGTAAGACTTCTCCGCGAGCACAGGGTTGTCTGAGTCGCGGATCAAGTCTTTCTTCGTGGTATTGATTGCAGTGACAAAGTCAAAAGGGTTCATTTGAACTCCACTGTCATCATGACCTCAGTCAAGAAGGCTGCAAGGTTGACTTCTTGGTCGGCGACGAACGCTGCCTGATACTGGTAGCGAGCAAGCAGGATTACGAGGTCTGCAATAGACCCAGCCTTCATGTACTCGTGTGCCGTATCGTAGAACTTACGAAACATCGAGGTAGAGTCCATGTCAGAGTTCTCACCGACCCACTTACGCATCTCAGTGAACTTCTTTTCTTTCAAGAGACCAATGAGGTTGCGGAAGTTATCCTCGCCGAGGTTGGCAAAGATGCCGGTATCGATGTGACCGTTTACGGAGTATCTCTGTAGTTCATTAAGTACCCGACGCCAATCAGGCACGTGACGCTGAATAAGCTCAGCAATAGTAGCTTTATCATATCCGATTCCCTCTGAGTTGAGGATCTTTAGAGTGCGCTTGAAGAACTCACCGGCGAGAAGCGGAAGAGAGCTCTTAGGGATCTTGAACTCTACGACAGAGCACCGAGAATGTAGTGGTTCGATAATTCTGTTCTTGAAGTTACAGGTAAGGATAAATCCGCAGTTCCTAGAATACTCTTCCATGAAGTTTCTAAGTGCGGGCTGGGTGGAATTGGCATTAAGGTAGTCAGCCTCATCGAGGATGACGTATTTGCGTCCACCAGTGAGAGAGACGCTTGAGGCGAACTGCTGTATATCGTTGCGAAGCGTGTCGATGTTTCCATTCATACTCCCGTTGATTACGATGTAGTCTGCACCGACCTGCTCGAGCATGGCTCGGGCCACCGTCGTCTTACCGACGCCGGGGCCACCAGTCAAGAGGAGGTTCGGGATCTCCTTCATGTCCACGAACTTCTGAAAAGTACTCTTTAGTTCTTCAGGAAGCACGCAGTCACTTATAGTCTTTGGGCGATACTTCTCCACCCACAAGAATTCATCACGAACCATTATATCACCTTAGTTGTTGAAAGTGCTGTTGGACTCAGTAGGCACGTAGTAGTTAATTGTACTCGACGTAAAGAGTGCGAGACCCTTTGAAGAGATCTTGACGTTGTATCCAGTCGAGATCAGCTTCATGATGTTCTCAGCCTTGAACACCATGTTGAACGACTTGTCAGTCGTACCGACGTCTACCATGAAGGTATCGGCCGATGGGTTCTTTGAGTTGTCAGCGCATAGGCGGATGACGCTGCCGTCACCGACCACGGTGATCTCAGGGAGCTGCAATACACCAGTAGCGCGTACTACTCGCTGCAGCTCTTCCTGAGTGATGTCAAACTCGATGTCAGGAGAAGGAAAGGTAATGTCCTTCTCAGGAGGAGTAACGATCATTGATGGGTCTGCATACGTATAGAGCAGAGACTGCTTGCCTGAGCTGATCTTCATGTTCTTCTCGCCAAACTCGATCTCAGGGTTGCTGAAGAGCGAGAGAACGCCGAGGAACTTAGAGAGCTCATAGATGGCGAACTGTGAAGGAAAAGTCTCCTCTACAGTCACCTTAGCGAAGATCGTCTTCATCTCTGAGATTGTAGAGAGGACGCTTCCGGGCTTCACCAAGATCGACTTGTTGATAGTGGCGAAGTTCTTGAAGATTGCGATTGTATTTTCACTGATTTTCATGATATAGGTTTCCAATTACTTCTTTTTCTTCATTGCTTCTAGCTGAGAAGGGTCTGCAGTAGCAGACGCGCCTATAGACGCGAGTGCAGCGAGCTTGCCGCCGAACGTATAGAAGCCTGCATGCTGAAGGTGCATCCAAGGGCAGAGCCAGATCTTCATGCCGATCTTGCGGACCAGCTGACAGAACCAGTAGTCCTCAGAGAGGTAGCGCTCAGACGATGCATCCTGCTTAGCCTTAGCGTCTTCCATGATAGTCTTGATAGACGTCGGGTCAATGGTCTCACCGTTTGCGATGCGAGTAAGGATAGCCTCGTATTCCTTGGCTGGGTTATAGCGGTCGACCTCAGCTTGGAAGTACTGGCCGATGCGACGAGTGCCGTCGAACTCAGCTGTACGAACGTGATCAGGCTTATACATGATCTCAGGGTATTCCTTCACGAAGTTCACAAATGTATCGCGACGAACCATCATGAAGCCGGTACCGAGTTCGAGAACTTCTGCAGGCTCGTCGAGCTTGATGCTCTTAGAAGACTCACCCGGTTCCATGACTGGGTTAAACACGAAGTCGCCGACGAAGTCTTCGAGGTTTGCTGGGTTCTCTTCAGCGACGCCGCGGTCGACTGCCATCTTGATCTTTTCCCAGGTGATGCACTTCTTAGGATACGCACCGCCGATTACGTCGTACGGAGACTCTTCAGTCTGTAGGGCTAATAGAGCCAGTACGTCCTGAGGGTTGAAGCCGATGTCGGAATCGATGAATAATAGATGAGTATATCCTGAACGCAGGAATTCGTCAACACAATAGTTGCGAGCGCGAGTGATAAGTGACTCATTGAATAGGAAGTACGAGCGCATCTCGATGCCGTACTTCAAGCACATTGCAGTAAGGTCGCACATTGCTCGGGCATACATGCCGTTACAAGCGCCGCCGTACATAGGAGTCGCTACGAAGAGCTTGTTCTTCTGCAGAGCCTCGATGTTGATTTGAATTTCCATTGTATTACCACCTTTCGTCGTCGATAATGATTGTTATTTTAATGAGACCTGCTCTTAGTACTGCGCTTAGTATTAGTCCAGGATCGTGATCGCTTACAGTAGAATAGTCTAAATAGAACCTCCACTTAAGTGGGTTCAGAAAAAGTGTAATGATGATGTCAGACTGTCTTAGATATGATAGGAACTTCTTCACTTGTCGTCCTCAAACTGTTCATCGTGTACGTAGAGCTGCATGACTGCGTAGTGAATGACCTTCATCATGTCCTTACGCCAGTCATCGGGACTGCCCTTACGGCCGTAGCGCTGGGCGTACTTGAGTACGTTGCCAACGCAGAAGCCAGTGCCGTGACCGGAGTCGATGATGAACTCCGTGGCCTGAAACTTGTTCTTCGAGTAGTGTTCACCGTACGTATTGTTAATATAATCTAAGATCTGATTAATGTACACATCTTCTTTGTACTTATACTTTGGCGCGTTCTGCTGGTCAACACCGAACTTAACAAAAGACATTAGAAGAACTCCT